CTGCAATAACATCAGCAGACACTTATATAAACAGCGCTGTTGCTCATGCCATAGGGTCGAGATCATCAACAATAGGTATTGGAAATTACGGCGATTGGTATGATTCAAATACTATATTCGTTGATGGTCAAGCGTTAGCTACTAGTAATTTCGGTCGCACCTCCGCAGACACAGGGCAGTGGGTCAATAAGGATTACACAGGAACCTACGGTAACAATGGGTTCAAACTGAACTTCAGCAACTCCGCTGCATTAGGTACTGACAGTTCAGGCAACGGTAATAACTGGACGCTAAACGGTGGAATATCCAGTGCGAACCAATACACCGACACACCGACGAATAATTATGCGGTATTCAACAAGCTCTCAACAGTAACAACAGCAACGCTGACTGTCGGTAACACCAAGACCAATGCAAGCACTATTGCGATTGGTTCTATAGGGATGTCAGGCACGATGAAGTCGTATTGGGAAGTTACCAGTACCACAGCAGCAACAAGTGTTGGTATGTATGGAACTGCCGCAACCACAACAACCTCAGTAGCAGCGGGCAAGACTTACGGATTGCGCTTTGATGCCAGTGCCGGAACTTTTGATTACATCAACATCACAGATGCAGGTTCATGGACAAGTCTTGCAACAGGTTTAACTGCTACGCCATATTTTCAATATGTGAGTACAGCAGCTTCGGCTATAGCTACTCTCAATTCAGGTTCCAAGACTTTTGCAGGTTCTGTACCATCAAGCTACTTAGCACTCTGCACCGCCAACCTCCCGACACCCGCAGTTATTAAATCCACCACCGGGTTCGTCGCATCAGCTACGGCGGAATCCAGCATCTATTCTCAAGTGGCGGCTGATGTTTCAGGCTGGCCTGCTTACGTTCAGGTTCTAAAGAACAGAACTACAGCAGAGTCATGGGTATGGACGTTTAGCCATGATGCAACTAATGAATACGCGGTTGCTGCTTCGAGCTGCGTAAGGCAAGCTGTTCGTGTCATGTCTGGTTCAGATAATTGGATTGGCTACTCACTCAGGATTGGTTCAACCTATGGTACAGCCGCAGGGTCAGTGAGCCATACCAGTGGGGCAGATACCACTGTCACACATAACATTGGCATCTCGGCACGGCAGATGATCTTCCTGTTCCTGCGTTCCGGGGCAGGTACGACAGTTCCTGTTTATCACGCTGATCTGACTGCCGGAAAACTGATTGATCTTTGCACGAACGGCGCGGAAGCCACACTCGCTACGATCAAAACGGTCACATCCAACTCGTTCAAGATCGATACGGGAACGACAACTGGAACCTATGACTATCTGGTAATCACAGAAGTTGATGGATTCTCTGCGGTGCGTAAGTGGGCGGGTAACTCAAGCACAGATGGAACCTTTGCCTACGATGGTCTTAAGGCCAGAGCAAGGATTCAGAAGAACATATCCGCAGCTAGTGTTTGGAGAACAGTAGATACCGCTAGAGATACCTACAACGTGGTGAGCAAAGTTCTCAACAACAATAACAACGTATCCGAAGCAACCGCAGGGACGGAGGCTTACTACGACATGAACTCCAACGGCTTCAAGTTACGCGTAGCCGGAGCACTTGGCGTCAATACCTCTGGCGAAACGATGGTGTATGTCGATTTCGCAGAAGCCCCACTCAAATACGCAACAGGGAGATAAAACATGACAATCGCAATAGTAAAAAATGGGCAGTTTCTGCATACAACGAATGAGCCGTACATCCGCACTGAGGATGGGTTCCTGCGGCCTGCAAAAGTTGATAAGGACTTGGGGTTCTATGAATTTATACCGGCACGTAACGAAGCAAGCCCAACTCAAAAGGCACAAGGGACTACCTTTTCAGTTAGTGATGGCGTTGTTACTGAATCGTTCATCTACGTCGATAAAACGCCCGAAGAAATTAAGACCGAAACAAACACCAAGCTGAATGATCAGATCGATGCGTTAGAACGTCAGCAACTGCTACCGCGTATCACACGCGACATGCATCGGATGGTGACGCTCCAAGCTGCTGCTGCGCAGGGAATTACTGAAGCTCAGTTGCTTGATGAGAACGACTCGGCGTTCAGCCCCGGCTACAAGAGGTTCTATGATTTTGATGCTCAGATAGCTTCACTTCGAGCGCAACGTGTTTGAGTCCATCATCTTTCTGCTATGCGTTTATGCACTGTGGCCTCTCTATGTTTTCACGATGGCGATGCTACGGGCGAAAGAGCAGAAGCTAACAACATTGACGGCGTGGATACTTGCCTTCCCGCTGATTGTCATAGCATTGATACTCGATGTCCTGCTCAACTTCTCCGTCTTTGCTGTCCTGCTTTGGGACTTCCCGAAAATGGAGTTGGCATGGGTTCAACGTGAGTGGCTTGGATACACACTAACAATGCCGAAAATATCCGGCGAATGGACATTCAGTCAGCGACTCAACCGGCTTGTCCGTAACGACGACTGGCGTGGCTCAGTAGCCCGTTGGGTCGCTGCCAGTTTGCTTGATCCCTATGACCCCTCCGGTAAACATATCAAATGACTGAATCAGACCACCGTTGTCAGCAAGTAAATCGTATTGAGTCATTAGAAAAAAGGGATGATGCCATTATCAAGACCCTTGAGCTAATGGAGAATCGCTTTGATGCCAAGCTTGATTTGATCCTGTCACAGATAAGCAAGATTGCTGTTCTGGAGGTCAATCATCAGAACGCATCGAGCGCCATCAATCGAGCCTTCACAAAAGTCGAAGAGCAAGAGAAAGTTCTCAGGGATTTAGTCACGTTCAAAGATCACACGCAGGGTATGGCTAAGATGGCGTGGCTGCTGTGGGGCGTCATGGGGACAGGGTTGGGGTTTCTAATTGTCAAGGCCATAATTCAATGAAACCATCGCAGAACTGCATCGACCTGATCAAGTCGTTCGAGGGCTATCGCCCTCATGCGTACCTCTGTCCAGCAGGTATCTTGACCGTAGGGTATGGAACGACTCGTGGAGTCAAGGACGGGGACACTGTTACCGAGTACGAGGCCACGGAGATGTTGCTGCACGACCTTGACAAGTACGCACAAGAGGTCAATGACTCCGTACAGGTGGAGCTAACCCAAAACCAATTCGATGCGTTGTGCAGCTTCACCTACAACCTTGGTGGCCGTAATCTCAGAGCATCGACACTGCTGAAGCTATTGAATAATGGGCAGTACAAAGCGGCAGCAGACCAGTTCCTACGGTGGGATAAGGTCAATGGCGTATCGATGGCAGGGCTGATGCGTCGTCGATCTGCCGAGAAGAATCTATTTCTGAAAGGGGTAACAACATGAACTTTGGACAAGCACTTGAAGTATTGAAAACAGGTGGTAAGGTTTCGCGTGATGGATGGAACGGGAAGGGGATGTTTTTGTTCTTGGTTCCCGGATCGAGATTCACCGTAAACCGTGCCCCCCTTCTTGGAATCTACCCGGAAGGCACGGTTATCGACTACTGCCCACACATCGATATGAAAACGGCGGACGGTAAGATCGTCCCGTGGCTCGCCTCGCAGACGGATGTGCTGGCAGAAGACTGGGACGTTGTGTGATGGATCCGATAACGTTGCTACTTGGCATTGGTTCCAAAGTAATAGATAAAATATGGCCTGACGAGACTCAGGCTAACGCTGCAAAGCTCGAACTGATGAAGATGCAGATGTCAGGTGAGTTGGCTCAGATGGCAGGACAGTTGGAAATCAACAAGGTTGAGGCCGCTAATCCGTCCATGTTCGTGTCTGGATGGCGTCCTGCAATTGGGTGGTGCTGTGGTCTGGCGTGTTGCTGGAACTGGGTAGGACTGCCTATCGTTAAGTTGATCCTACCCTTGATTCTTCACGTAACTATCGATCTTAAACCAGCAGACCTGACAGAGATGATGCCTATTCTGTTCGGTATGCTTGGGCTTGGTGGGTTACGCACAATGGAGAAGATTAACGGGGTTGATAGGAAATAAGTCTATCAATGTACCATTTGGCTTTTTCGAGGTCTTGAACCCCACCTTTGTGCCTCCATCGCCACAGGTACTTGATGGCATTAGCAGTGCAGAACGCTTCCCCGCCAGTGAGATTATATGTTGCTGACTCAAGCGCATCGATACACTCGATCTTCCCTGACGTGTAGTGCGCTGGCGAATTAACTAGGTCGTTCATATCGCCCCCGTCCCTGACGTGTGGTAGCTATGCCATGCTTCATCGCGAAGCTCATTTAGGGCTATCTTCGCTCGCGCTGCAATTTCATCGGCGCGTCGGAACTCATTGCAGTTCATCGCTTCCTCATAAGCCTTAATTTGTGAAATCAAATCATTCACGGTATCAGTTACATTCAGTGTCATAGCAACCCCTGTTCTTTAAAGTATTTAATGTCTTGCGGTACGGTACAACCTTTACACCGCCGTTCCTTGTTGATGTCGTAGTCAGACCTGCACAATTTCGACATTGCGTTAATTATTGGTCGATGCACAACCCTCCAGTCGCCAGAAGGTAGGTACTGCCTGTCCATCACGTAATACCCTCCGACGTAACCATTCCTGTTGTAGCACCCCGGGTGTTCTGCTAGGGGAAGTTTCATCGCCCCACCCATGACATAGCAAGCGCAACAATTTCAGGCGAATAACTGGATGCTAATGATGACCCCAGCTTATGAACAGGTGACTCAGGTGGTGCAATAGCTCGCGCTTCCCGTTCAATAACGTCATAGTCAAGGTCAGGTATCCTTGGGTTGCACTTGATGTAGTACAGGTATCGGTGTGCCATTACTCGTTTTTCAATGTCAGTCATAACTTATCCCCTTGCATTTTTCTAGCGGCATTCCAATAATCAAACGCATCACCCATCGCCCCGTCAGGCCAACTTGCTTTCAGGGCTTGTTCGTAGCACTCGATCTGCTTGTGTAGAGATTCGATTTCATCTATCGGTGGCGTCCAGAATTCACACTCACAGACATACCGATCCTCGAGGAGCGAGGCATCACGACAGAATCCATGTGGGGCATCGGGGTGTGTTTTGCATATGGTGTCTTCACTCATGTCTCAATCTCCAATGCTTTGTAGAGTGGTTCGGCATTTCGTAACAGTGATACTCCTTCATGATGTAGTTCAGAATATTTCCATTCCTCATACACCTCACCAGTCTCAGATTCACATAGAAGTTTCTTTCTCCAAGCAACCGGCTCTTGCATCTTCTGTACTTCAGCAAGTAAGCGACGGGCGAATGGAATCAGGTACTCGTTGTCAGCTAGTATTCCCTCGCCTATGCCTTTTGCGGCATTGATTACTATTTCATTGAGTTGTTCGTTTGTCATTTCCTAGCCTCCATCATTGCGTCTGCAATTTGATAAGCGCCTTGAGCGATAAATTCATTGTTTCTAGTGTCTGGTGAAAGATCGCCACAATAGCCTTTGTCATAGGCTTCCCACATAATTCTCATCGCCTTAGCCGCAAAATAATCACGCAACGTCATTCCTGATTCGTAGTCCCAATCCGCATTGTTCCGCATGTCTCGAATCATCGGAAATGCCTGCCCCCCGGTATCTTTGTTTATCATTTCACTTCCCCTTTTTCAAATGCTTCGTAGGTGGCTAGTGCTTTCTCGCAAAGCGAGTCTGTATATAAGTCATCACCGTTACCCTCTACTACATCCCACATAATGAGTTCTTGCTGCGCCCAATGAATTGCCTCATGCTGCAACCGTACCAAGGCGATGAGTTGTAGTAGTTCCGTCTTTGACACAAAACCATTCAGGTAATTTTTGTCTTTAGCACGTTTCTCCAATTCGTCTAGGCTCATTGCGGCTTTCTCCCTTCCTCGTATGTTTCCCGTTCATCCATACTGTTGTGAATAACGATGCAGTCAATGTCGTCGTACTCAGGGTTGCACCAACATTCGCCATCTGTAACGTGTTCCCGTAAGTCGTTCGTGGGTATAACGTGAGTCAGTAGATGGGCGTCACTGCCGTCAAATAGTTGGTCATTGGTCATTTCATCTCCAATCTGCGGATTCGTTCGATGTGGAACTCACCCATCAACTGATCGTCTGAATTGCTAACGCACTCCACTGCCGCCTCAAGCCCCGAGTTAAATGCTGCTTTGTAGAAAGCTTCGATGTTGCTACCTTCAACAAGCCAGTCGTTCTGTCCTATCAGCCTGCACTCTTTAGCTAGATTCAGGATTTCTTCTTTCATTTGCTTATTTCCTTTCTGATGGCTTCGGCGCATTCATCTGCATTTAAGTAGCAGTCATACTTACTTCCGTCATAATGCGCATACCTCTCTTCACAAATCTTCGCCGCGTGTTTCAAGGCGGCATTCCATGCGTCTTCCTGTGCGTCTTCCTGTGCTTTATATACGTCGTCGCCTGAATAGACGTACCTGATCCACCACTGTTCAAAGGCGTTCATTTCAATACCTCCGCGCTCTTGAGTTCCCCTGTCTCGCCTGAGAAAGTGAGTTGGAGATTTGCTCCTACTACCTCCCTCACACTGTTGAAAACAAACAACCCCCCCTGCTCAATAGTCTTAATACGCACAACCACATCCGGCTTGGGTTCGGGTTTGATGCGGTATGTAAATCTGGTGAAATTGAAATGTGCGTTTTCATCCTGTAACTCCCGCCAGCCTTTAAAGCTTTCATATTCAATCGTCTTACCCGCCATAGCCGCGTCGATAATCTCTTTCATTTCTTGTAGTGTGTTCATAGTGGTCTCCTACGTTTATTCGATCTGACAGTGCCGTAGCCG